TGCCCCTCTTTTACAAATTTGACGCCACGATAGACTTCATTTTGCTGTTGAGGTTGCTGCATCATTTGCTGTTGATATGCGATACGCTTTTCGGTATCGTACTCAGAACCACGGTATACGACTTTAGACATTGGATTACTCCTAAAGAAATGAGATGGTTAGTCCCGTTCCTTCAGTCGGCTTTTGCGTCTATGAAACAACCTTTCTTGGTAACTTGTTTAACTTCCCAAATGATTTCATTACGTTGGCGATCACTTAATTCTGGATGAGTTACTACTCTTCCAATAATAAACTGCGCCTGTAAGCAAGTTAAAAAGAGTTGTTCCATAGATGAACGATCCGTTCCGAGTCGGCTTACTTGCGTTCGCTATTCGGAAATAGCGAATGAACGTATGGGTATTATAACCCTTGTCGCTCATATTTAGCAACATCGGACTGTATAATGTGATACAATTTTATAAAATCTTAATGGTCAAAAAAATTGCCGGGATTTTTTCCCAGCATTTTTGAAATCACTTTCGCTTTTTGGTTTCAGAGGGTTTATATCCCCATGTCTTGGGGTTAGTTTTACCTTCTGTCCACTTCATTCCCCTAAAATCACGATATTTGTCCCAATACTCGTCAAATATATCAGACTGGAGGCCCTGAACAATATCATGCTTCTGCTCGTGATTGTCACCATAAGTTACAAGATAGGAATCTCTTGGTAAAGAACTATCATTAGCAAAAGATGGATCACAATTTACGTGAATAATATTAATACCCTTTCCCATATCAAGAACGACCGCCCCACTGAATATCTGGATACGCTTTTGATACCAGGTCCTTAGTAATTTTATATTTACTTTGAAGGTTTTTATCTTTAACTAAACATAAAATTTCAGATTCTAAAGGATGTAACCCTTCTAAAATATTAATAAACATAGTCTCTCTACGAAGAGAACTTAAACTATCATTACCACCTTTTACAAAATTATAAAATCTCACATATTCTTTACGAATAGTTGATTTACCTTGATCAGTTGCCCCTATTGATTGGGAATTTAGTTCACCCATTTTATATACGGCATCATTAATCTTTTCACTCAATGTTCCACTAAAAGAATTTTGTTCACTAACATTTGAATATGGAACTTCTCCTTGCGGAAGTAGAGAAATAATACTCTCATCAAAATTCCATATTAATATAGTTTTCAATGATGGATCATCATACTTTTGTAAGACTTCAATTTTTTTAACTGTTGATCTTTGTTTATCAACAAGAGATAAAACTTCAAACAAAAAAGGATTTGAAGGTAATTCTTGAATTGGTTTTTCGGACACCACAACTTTTTTAGTTGATACTTTTTTAGTAGGTGTCTTCGTCATCTGTGTCTTCGTGCTCATAATCGTTTTCAAATCTAAAGGCAATTACTTCATCAGGAATAACATTTCCATGATTATCATAAAACTCAGGATGCATTTTTGGCGTCTCCTGATAATTTAACATATACTCTCTGGCAGCCCAACCCCCCAATATTCCAAGTATAAAAAACATTATTGTCAAGAATGACCCAAATACTAAACTAATTGCTAACATTTCTTATCTCCAGAAACTACTGATTTTTTGTCACATTTAATGTAAATTCAAAGTATATTTGTATTTTTCTATTAAAGAAACAAATCAGTTTTTGAAAAATTATTCCAAAGGGTTTAGATCTTTTTTTCTTTCCTCCAGTGAGTATAAATTCAAATCCACGATTTTTTTTGTGGTTAAAGTTATTTATGTCAGCATTAGACAACTTTTTTTTCCTTAAGAAATTTAATCGTTTCAACGCACCCTCCTATTTTTTGACCATCACAAGATACTTGTGGAAATGTTGTATTATTTCCAAATTCAGAATAGAATTCATCCCTACTAAAGTCTTCGTCTAAAGTATATACGACAAAACTACTATTTGTCATTTCTAAGACTTGTTTAACTTTATAGCAATAAGGACAATTTTCTTTCGAATAAACTGTAAAATTCATAATTGAGGTAAAGAGTATAATTTTTATTATATATTAGTTTTTTAAAAACCCATATTTTTTCTACGTACAAATTTTAAGTCATATGTAGTATATGTAATTGGGATACTAGGATTATTATACGGATATTGATGTGGATGATACTCCCAATTAGAATCTCTCCAATTATTCCCCCACTTTTCTGCAATGTAGTACATATTACAATCGTGAGAGTAATCAACCTTTTCTTTTAAAGATAAATCGGTTCTCCAAGTTTGAGATCCACTTGTTTTGTAATCTACATCACCATGAAGATAGTCATTATCAAGAGATTCTGTTTTTATGTTTTTCAGCATAAGACGAATGTGATAATCACAATCTTCAACATATGCTGGATAAAAATTCTCATCGAATAATCCGCATTCTTGAATTACCCAGTCTTTAATTAAAAATAAATCCCACTGAAATTCTTTACCTTTCACAACTCCAACGTCTTCTTTTTCAGATGTTCTTACCATAGTGTCCAAGAATCCAGGAGTAAATGCAATGTCATGACTTGCAATAATCCAATAAGGATTCATCATATAAGATTTAATAATTAAATTCCAAGCACCAGAGCATCCAATATTTGATGGAAGATTGCAAACTGTAATTTTTTTAATAAATCTATGTGATGATTTAGACAACTTCTCCAATTCTTCGTCAAGTTCTCCCCTACCATTATTATTAATAACACATAGTTCATTAACAGGATAGTCGATACTGTCAATTAATCTTTGCAACCAATGAATTCCATTTACGATTGGAACACCAATAACTGGAATTGGTTTAAAATATTCTGCAGTGTCTACTCCAATATTTCTTAAATTACTTTCCACTTTAGACCTGTATTCATTAGTCAGTGGATAATTTTTTATAAGATCTAATAAAATTTCTTTACTCTCTTCAGACTTTCCCCACCACCAAGCAGCGAGTGATTTTTCATAAAGCAATCCATATTTTCCAGGATATTCTACATCAGTAATCAGATCTGGATGAGATTCAAAATCAGCATACATCAATCCATTATTGGCCTGAATGTAACAATCTTGCCACCATTGTCTCACTTCGGCAAACCTACTTAAAAGAAAGTATGCTTCTGGACGAGATGGAATTAAACAGAGTGCTTGCTCAAGAAGTGATTTTGCACTACCATCCCTAGTTCCCTGTTTCTGATAACAATATGATGCCCTAATTAATGCCTCATATGCAAGATGTTCATTTTCAGATCTTTCTGCACATCTAAGAAAATAAGATAGTCCAGGTGCTGTATGCCCGTTGTTCTCATACCAAACACCCAATTTAAAATTATTAAGTGCATTTTCAGTATCTAAAGAAAATTCAGTAATAAGATTCTGAAGACTTTCGTTTTGATTTATCATGATAGTTTCATCAATAAATTTACCTTTCCAATATTCTAAAACTTGTTTATTTGCATGATAATGGTTATTTTTTTGCCCCGCATTTACATCATCATCTTGATCCTTCGAAAAGGTAGATTCAAAACTAATTTCTTCAACAAATAATGGAACAGTATATGTTTTTCCAAGAGTTGTAAAAAGAATATTTTCGATCAGAGGCATTACAGAAGAATTTGGTATTTCTAAGCAATACTCATTCCCCTTGATGTAAGTATCTATAAGTATTTTAGCATACTTTCTTTTGATAATATACGCTGTGGCACTCCAATCATCCCAATACCTTTCTCTAAGTTTAAAATCTCCAAAATCTTTGCGTATAGTTAACAACTGTACAGCATCCCAATCGCCTGGAAGTGAATTGATAAATTCTTGCCAGGTAAAATCCCAATAAGGTATTGTCTCTAAACTAAGATCATCCTCACAAAAAAATGCATAATCATCATCATAATTATCATACCATTCTTTAATTGCCTTTAGGTGTGAAACACAACATCCAGCAGTTCCAGAATTTAATTGATATAAGTATTCTCCTGTAACAACATCTTCAGATTCTGAAAACCTTTTAGATATTAGAGAATTAATATGAATTCCATAATTTAAAAACTGTTTTTCAATGTTTTTTTGACGCTCCGTAGATTCTTCGAGAGACAGGTAATAAGATGTGGGAAAATTATTTAATTTTGTCATACCTTTTTCGCAATAAAATACTGTGAATTTACTTCAGTTACTTCCCATTTTGTCATTGGGTCCGCGCAAACGTAATCTTCTTTCATTTTAGATAACCATCCTTGATTTACATTTACATGCATCTGTGCTAAAGAAAAATCAGTTT